CAAATAATGCAAAGGTTGGTATTACAACAGGTCAAGCAGATGCAATAGTAGCTAATACAGCAAAAACAGGTATAACAACTGAACAGGCAGATGCTATTGTAGCAAACACAGCTAAAGTTGGTATAACTACACAGCAGGCATCAGACATTACGGCTAATAACGCAAAAGTAGGAATAACGACACAGCAGGCTGCTGATATTGTTACTAACAATGCTAAAGTGGGCATAACAACGCAACAAGCATCAGATATTACTACTAACAACGCAAAGATTAGTTTTGATGGCACTTCATCTACTAAACTAGGAACTATTGCAGAAGGTGCAGAGGTTAATGTAAATGCTGATTGGAACGCTACAAGTGGAGATGCAGAAATACTAAACAAGCCTACAATACCAACAAACAATAACCAACTAACAAATGGAGCAGGCTATATAAACGAAGCTGCACAAACAATACACACAAACGCAATAGGAAACGCAATAGACTTTAGCGCAAGAGTTACTTTAGACGGTGGTGTAGCAGAGGGCACTAGTGGAATAATTAAGAATTTACAAAATATATTATAATGAGTATATACCAAAAAGCAAGTTTAGTACAAATACCAAGCGGATATAAGGCAGCAGATGATAAGCTGTATTCTGTTGTGCCCAATAATGGAGATGGAGACTTTACTGTTACAGTAGATGCAGATGCTACAAGAGTAAACAAAGACGGACTTATAGAAAGCGTAGCAGCAGACCAAGCTAGACTTAACTACAATTTTATTGATGGTGTAGTACAGCCTGACCCACATTTACTATTAGAGCCTAGTAGGACTAATCAAATTTTATATAGTGAGGATTTAACTAATTCTGTATGGCAAAAGATAAGTGGTGGCACAGGTACTTCGCCTGTTGTTACTGCAAATTATTCTGTTGCTCCTGATGGTTCAAATACAGCAGATAGAGTTGTTATGGATATGGGTAGTGGTACATCAATCAATGATTACAGTATTATTAGAAACTTTGGTACATCTGGAAGTACAGGCACAAATTCTGTTTACATTAAATCAAATACTTCTGATAGTTATACTTTGGGTATTGACAATACAGGTCAGGTAGAAACAATTACTGTTACTCCACAATGGCAAAGATTTAGTTATAGCGTTACTAATTCTGATAGGTTGCAAATATCTTTAAGGGGGGGTGGTCAAACAGTAAGCGTATACGCAGATGTGTCAATGTGGGGTGGTTCTTTAGAAAATGGAGATTATTTGACAAGCTACATCCCTACAACAACAGGAGCAGTTACAAGGACAGTAGATAAATGTTTTAATGGTGGAGATGTAAACTTGTTTAATCTTACCGAAGGCACTTTTTTTATTGATGTAAACCCTTTTATTCCAAGTGCAAATACTAATATCGGAATAAGCAACGGTACAGATGCGCAAAAAATAGTATTTATTTTTCAATCTTATGGCACACAAGTCAGAACATATTCAAGTGGTGGTGTTAGTGAATTTGATAATTTAACCTTTAATCAACGTAATAAAATTGCTGTTTCGTTTAAGACAAATGAATATAAGATTTTTATAAACGGTACAAAGGTAGGTACAGATACATCCGCAAGTGTACCGACAGGAATGAATAGATTAAATTTTTCTAATAGGTCAAATTCATCTAGTTATTTTGAAGGCGAAATATATCAAACAATGGTATTTAACGAAGCACTATCAGATACAGAATTAGAAGAAATAACAAGTTATAAGTCTTTTGGTCAAATGGCAAAAGCATTATTATATACAATAGAGTAATATGGCAACAAAACTTAAATTAGGAACTAATAATAATTGGGCTACTAAAGAGGGTAAACTTCTTGGCTACAATGATGAGAATAATAATTTTAAATCTATACCGTTTGATGTTACTTCTGATGCAGATGCTACTAGAATAAATAAAGACGGTCTTGTGGAGCGTACTAAAACAAATGTGCCTAGAGTATCATTTAATGGAGCAGACAATCCGTATTTACTATTAGAGCCTTCGAGGCAAAACTATACAGCGTATAGCGAACAGTTTAATAATTCTTATTGGACAAAAGCAACAAGCGACAGCACAGCAAACCCAACAGTAACTGCAAATGCTGCAATAGCACCAGATGGAACTCAAACCGCTGACAAAGTAGATTTGACTGCACCACCGAACAATGAGTGGGCAGTTGTTAAAAGGGATAGCATAAATACAGGCGCAACAGTAGGGAGTAAACTGCAACAGAGTTTATATTTAAAAGCATACGATAGCAGTCAAGTAGGTAAAAATGTTGATATTTATATGTACGATTTTAGTAATACAAGATACTCAACTGTATATCAATACACTTTAACCGCAGATTGGCAAAGAGTTGTTGTTGAACATACAATAGTAGGAAGTAACACTTCAACAAATATACAGTTTGCTTTTGGCAAAGGAAGAAGCTCGGTTGGTGGTTCTACACAAGCCGAAACTGCAACAGACTTTTTAGTATGGGGTGCGCAATTAGAAAAAGCAAGCTATCCAACAAGCTACATACCAACAAGCGGTTCAGCAGTTACAAGGACAGCAGATAGTTGTGAAATAGCTAGTGGTATTGAAAACTTGATAGGACAAACAGAAGGCACTTTGTTTATAGATTTTGAGTATTTATACGAAACTACTAGCAGTAGTAGCACAGACGCGAACAGGGATATTTTTACACTAGGTACAGCTTCTGATATAAGCGAGGGTATAAGTATCGACAATTATAGAAGCCAATTTAGGGTATTTGTTCAAGGTAGTGGAATGACTACACAAAGTATTGGTAATAATACTATAGGCGCAGCACAACCAAACACAAGGTATAAATTAGCTGTAAAATACAAAACAGGCTCAAGCAAGGCGTATTTAAACGGTAGTTTAATAGGAAGTGGAACAGGAACTGTAAGTTTTGCAGCAGATTTAGACGGTATATTTTTTAGCTACAATAGTAGTAGCAGACCTTTTAAAAACCAAAAGAAGGTATATCAACTAATGGTATTTAACACAGCACTATCAGATAGCGAACTACAAACACTAACAAGTTAATAAATATATAATGGAATTATTTAAGAAATACGAGTTTAACTCAAAAGAGCAAGCAGAAGAAAAAATAGCTGCTTTACCACATACAACTGATGAATTAACAGAAACAACTTATTTAGACGGTGGGCATACTATTGTACATCTAGGTTATTTGTGGATTGAAGAGCCTACATACGATGAACAAGGCGAAATAGAAACAGAAGGCGTTAGTAGCGATAAGTATTCAGTAGATGTACTTTGGCAAGATTTAGATAGCAGTCCTTACGGTTGGGCTTCTTACGAAATTACAGTAGAGGGTAATGGCGCACACACCTTTTTAGGTAGAAACTTTTAATTATGGACTTAAACTCGTTTAAACTTTACGTATTAAATTTGTCA